ACCCGTATTCGCAAGATACAATACTATAAAGAACTTCCCGAAGGAGTGAGCTACGATTGGGTAGTGGATACAAGGGGAGATGATTGGACAGTGAGGCAATTGGGGAATTGATGATTAATAGTTTGAAGAGAAACTTGTCGTATCTTAGGAGGTTAGTGAATAGAGAGTGTTTTTACCTAATTTGAGAGATTATAATACAATAAAAGGAAAAAAAGAAAAAAAATTGAGTATGGCCCATCCTTTTTGTTGGGGCCTTTTTATATAGAAAGCCCTTCGCATAAGAATGTTGAAGCGTGGCAAACTGCCGCGCAGGAATATACCACAGAATCTACTTGCTTTGATGCCAGTCGGATCGTTCCGACTGCCGAAGAAAACCGGACGCGTAATAGAACCTTTATCATTTGGAAACTAGAGAAAATAGAGGGGTAAGAAGTTATGGAATACATCGAAATCAAAAGCAATATCATTACGGGACACTATTGCGGGGCAATACCGGAAAAGGACAGTTACAGGTTTTCAAAGCTTTTTTCAGAACTTACTACCTATTCAGGAAGAATAGACCATACAGTTATCACTGCGGCCAATTTTCTTGAAGCGTTTGATGAGGAAATGGCAAGAATGGACGAGGCTTCAGTTCCTGAAGAGGGTAGAATACTTTATGTAACTCCGGCTATGAATAAAATCATTAAGGAAGCAGAAGGATTACAAAGAGTAATGACTGTTACATCTCCAAGTACAGTAAATAGGAGTGTACATTCCTTGGATGATGTGACAATTAAGATGGTACCGTCATCAAGAATGAAGACGGTTTATGACTTTACAGACGGATGTAAGCCGGGCAGTGCCGCAAAGCAAATCAATTTTATACTTATACATCCTACCTGTGTGGTGGCAAGGGATAAGTACAGCTATATTAAGCTCTTTACTCCGGGTACTGACTCAAGAACCGCTGACGGCTACATCTATCAGAACAGAAACTATGGAGATTTGTTCCTGTTGGAAAAGAAAGTGGCAGGTTGTGCCATGAATGCACAGGCTTAAGGAGGTGAGTAAGTGAAGGCTATAAAAGACAATAAAGAATATACCGTTACCAACGAGTCAAAGCAGCATTACATAGATACCGGCTTTGATATTGTTGACGATAACGGGGATATCATAGAGTATGGCAGAGGTAAGACGGTAAGTCTTGAAGATCACAATAAAGCTCTTGAAAGAATTAAAGAGCTTGAAGTTAAACTAAAAGCAAGTGCAAAGCAGGAAAGCAAGACCGACAAGGAAGAGGAGAAACCTGAAAAGGAAGGTAAGAAGTAATCATGGCTTATACAGGGTATGTTGATAAAGAATTTTACAAAACAGTATATGAAGGTAGCGGCATACCCGATGAAGCCTTAAAGGGTATGCTGATACAAGCTTCAAGACACATAGATTCACTTACTTTCAACCGCATTATGTCTAAAGGATTTGATAACCTGACAGTATTTCAGCAGGATATTATAAAAGAAGTTATATGCAGACAGGCGGACTTTGAATATGAAAATGCCGATATTATAGATACAGTTTTGCAAGGATACAGCATAAACGGAGTATCAATGCAGTTTAGCAGCAGCAGCTGGAATGTATATGCTGATAAAGGTGTGGCTATAAAAAAGGACTTATATAGCTTGCTAAGTCAAACAGGTTTGACAAGCAGATTGGTGGGAGTATGAGATATCCGGTATTAGTCGATAAGCGTTTTTGCAAAACAGATATAAAAGTTACTTTAGAGAGGGAAGGGCTTACCAAATACGGTGAGCCGCTTCCTTCTATTACTTTAAATCTTAAATGCAATTATCAGGATAGTGCAAAGACTGTACTAACCGCAGAAAAGAAGCTGGTACAACTATCGGGAAGTGCTTTATTTGTTGGCGATATTTATCCTGAACTTCCAGCACTTTCGGGTGGAAGTGTAGAAGTGTTAGGGGTAAAAAGGCGGATATTCCAAGGCTTTAAGGCTAGGAACCCTGACGGTACTGTTAATTATACAAGATTGGATTTGGTGTAAGTATGGGTGTTAATGTAAAAATGAACCATATAAGAATTAAACAGCTAAGTGAATCGGCTGTAAAAGCATTGGAAATGACTATGGAAGCCGTGCATACCGATATTGGGCAGGCTGAAACGGTACCAATGCGTACAGGCGCTTTATCAGGAGAACAATTTTTTACAGATTATGAGGATTCAAGAAGAGGTTTGGTGAGTTTGGTAAACAGTACTCCTTATGCAAGAAGGCTTTATTATCACCCGGAATATAATTTCAATAAAGCTTTTCATGCTAATGCGGGGGCAGCCTGGTTTGAACCTTACCTTACAGGAGATAAAAAAGATTTTGCAAGAAAGGCATTCGCAAGACTTTATAGGTCTATAGGAGGTACATAATGGTACTTTTATCAGACATAAGAGATTTTGTAGCTTCTTTAGGTTTTGTTGAAGATGAGTATGTATATAGCGGAAAGCTTGAAGATAAAAAGGATAAGTCAATAGGAGTATATAACCGTAAAGTAAACACAGCTCAATCAATTCCTTTGGGCGGTTTGAAATTAAAAAGCTTCGGGATTAAGCGGATTTCAATACTTGTTCACTGGAATAAAAGCCAAATAGATACAGAGAAAGCAGCAATAAAGCTTTTTAATCTATTGCAAAGTCAAAGGGATTTCAGCATTGGGCAAGTAAAGGGTAAGTTCATACTTATGGGCATGGATGAGCCGCAAAGTGTAGATACAGATGATAACGGCATCTATGAATATGTCATATGGTGCGATATTTACTATGAAAGAGAGGAATAAGCAATGGCACAAACAGGAGTATATCCGGTTTATGAAAATCAGTTCAAAGTAGGTGCTGAAAAGTCAAGTGCCACAACCATAGCCGATATGGAGACCTTTTCAGTGTCTTTCAGTAACGGTGTGGAAAACTGGACACCTATGGAACATAAAGGATGGCAGAGGGCATTAATGACCGCAAAAGCTGTCACAATCACTATAAACGGTAAGAGAAATAAAGGGGATACCGGTAACGACTTTATAGCTAAGAAGGCATTTACCAACGGCAGAGACTCAGAAGGGTATTTTTGCTGGATATTTCCGGACGGCACTACAGTTGAATGGGATATGGCTGTATTTGATGTCAAGAATATAGGCGCAGGGGATTCCACCAATGTAGCACCGCTTGAGTTTGATGTTATAAGTAACGGTAAGCCTACGGTAACACCGTCAGTATAGGAGGCAGTAAATGAGCAAAACAATAGATATTACAGATAAACTGAGTTTTGAGGGAAATCCCAAACTTATCGTAAGGGGCGTAGAGATAGAAGTTAGTACAGACGCTCCTACAGTACTTAAGTTTATGAAAGTTATCAACGATGAAGAAAGTTCAGAATCATCGACTATATTAAAGTCCTATGAACTGCTGTTTTCAGAAGAAAACAGAGAAAAAATAGAGTCTTTAAATCTTGATTTTAGTGATTTCTTAATCGTTGTAAAGTCTGCTATGTCATTCATAAAAGGAAATAGTGATAAAGAGGGGGAAGAGTAGACCCCTATTATGATTTATTCGAGGACTACGATTTAATCGTGTCCTCTTTTTTATCACAATACGGGGTCAGATTAATGCATAAAGAATTTAAAGATATGCAATGGGATGAATTTAGAGCACTATTAGCAGGTATATCTTCGGAAACGGCTTTAGGTAGAGTTGTGGCTATAAGAGCTGAAAATGATAAAAACATACTGAAAAACTTTACACCTGAACAACACAGGATAAGAAATAATTGGAAAAAGAGGCAAGCACAGACCAGGACTGAAGAGGATATGAAGAATGTGCTGGACGGTTTCAAGGAGGCTTTTATTGCAATGGCAGGAGGTGAGTAAATGGCAGGAAGCAGCGCAGGTTCAATACAGCTTGATTTAGAACTTAACAGATTAGGTTTTGACAAACAATTAAGCGGTATAGGTGATATGGCTAAAAAAGCCGGTCTTGCTATAGCTGCAGCTTTTTCAGTAAAAGCGTTGGTTGACTTTGGCAAGTCATGTATAAACTTGGGTTCAGACCTTGCAGAAGTACAGAATGTTGTGGATGTTACTTTTACATCTATGTCCGCACAGGTGGATAAGTTTGCCAAGGATGCAGTCGTAGATCTGGGACTGTCTGAGACCATGGCTAAAAAATACATGGGTACTATCGGGGCTATGTCTAAATCTTTAGGCTTTTCTGAAAAAGCAGCGTATGACATGAGTGAGGGAATTGCGTCTCTTGCCGGGGATGTGGCATCTTTCTATAACATATCCCAAGATAGTGCTTTTGATAAACTTCAATCTATTTTTACCGGAACACTTCTTCCACTTCGAGAGTTTGGTATTAATATGTCTCAAGCTGCTTTGCAAGAATACGCACTGAGAAATGGAATTACCAAATCAATGGATGCTATGTCAGAGCAGGAAAAAGTAATGCTCAGATATAGGTTTGTAATGGATGGATTAAAAGATACCCAAGGTGACTTTGCGAGAACATCTGGAAGTTGGGCGAATCAAATTAGGATATTAAAGCTCCAATTCGATTCCCTTAAAGCCACGATAGGTCAAGGACTTATAAATGTATTATTACCTGTAGTAAAAATGATAAACGGTCTTATAGGCAGAGTAATGTCTCTTGCCAATGCTTTTAAGGCTTTCACAGATTTACTTTCAGGAGGAGGTAAGTCCTCGGCAAGTGCAAGTGTGTCTAAAGCGGCAGGCGATATGGGAAAGATGGAGCAGGCGGCAGGAGGAGCAGGAAAAGCTTTAGGAGGAGCAGGAGGAGCGGCTAAGAAAGCAGCTAAAGATATAGCAAGTGCTACAACCGGCATAGATGAGTTAAATATAATAAATAAGCCTGATTCGGGCGATGATGGTGGTTCAGGCGGCGGAGGCGGCTCAGGCGGCGGTAGCGGTTCTGATTATAGTGCTGATGAATTCGACATGGGAAGTCTTGCTCAGGGTGAAGGTGTAGTTGATAGTTTCGGTGAAAAGATAAAAGGGCTTATAGATTATGTCAAAGAGCTTGGCAGCCTATTTATGCAAGGCTTTAAGATAGGCTTTGGAGATACTTCTGTACTTACTGATATAGCTGATAAAATCAAGGGCATAGGAAAAAGCATACTTGATATATTTTCTAATACAGATGTGCAAAAAAGTGCTGATAATTTTATGAAGTCATTAGCATTAAACCTAGGCAAAAGTATAGGTTCTATAGCATCTATAGGAGCTACTATAGCATTAAATTTGCTAGGTGGTTTAGATAAGTATCTTGAACAGAATAAAGAGTTCATTGATTCTTTTAATCCGGAGTATCTTCTGGTTTTGTCAGGAGACCATATTTACAAGATGAATTATAAAAAAATGTTGGATTTTCATAAGAAAAATAATGCAGATGCCACAATTGCAGTTATAGAAGTACCTTGGGATGAGGCTCCAAGATTTGGAATAATGAATACTAATGAAGATGGAAGTATATATGAATTTGAAGAAAAGCCGGATAATCCAAAGAGTAACTTAGCATCTATGGGCATATATATATTTAATTGGGAGCTTTTGAGAAAAGAGTTCGAAATTTGCGAAACAGAAGGAAGATCTAAGGTTGACTTTGGACAAGATATAATACCTTCGTTATTAAGGCAAGATAAGAAGTTATTTTCTTATAAATTTAAAGGTTATTGGAAAGATGTCGGTACACTTTCTTCGTATTGGGAGTCAAACATGGATTTACTTGATATGGGTAATCAACTTAATCTTTTTGACAGCTCTTGGCAGATACGTTCTCATAATAAATCTTTACCTCCGTTATATATCTCAAAGGATGCTGTATTGGATAACTCCATAGTTTCTGATGGAGCAATAATAAAGGGAACAGTCAGAAACAGCGTTATCTCTTCAAGTGTTGAAGTAGAGGAAGGTGCTATTGTGGAGGATAGTGTAATAATGAGCAATACCTTTGTGGGTAGGAATGCGCATATTATTAAGTCCATAATAGGAGAAAATGTCATGATACATGAAGGTGTAAATGTTTGTGATAAAGATGGAAAACTTTATTCTGTTGGAAATAATATGGAATTGAGAGGTGAAATAAGTGAGTAAGAGTGATTTGATGGCTCTAATGAGTTTAAATGAAGATAATATAGACATGAGAGATTTGACAGATGAAAGACCGGTGGCTTCTCTTCCTATTGGCGGAAGGTACAGATTGATAGATTTTATTTTATCCAATATAACAAATTCAGGAATATTCAATGTAGGACTGTTTGCGCAGAGAAAAGTTCGTTCGTTAAATGAACATTTAGGTGATGGGGCTCCATGGGATTTGGATAGAATAAAAGATGGATTATATCTTTTTTCAAACAGCTATGAAATCAATGAAAAACTTGCAAGGGGAGATATACAAAATATTAATGAAAATATAGATTTTATTTCACGTTCAAATCAAGAATATATATTAGTTACAACTCCTTATATGATATACAATTTCAATTTCAATATTCTTTTTGATTCTCATATTAATTCCGGAGCGGAAATTACTGCAATGTATAAGGAAATTGATGACGCTCACTTGAGTTTTTTTGGTTCGTATATATATACCATTACTAATGGAAAAATAAGTAGTATTGGTAAGAATATGTGTTCTAAAAGTAAGCAGAACATTTCCATGGACTGCGTTATAATGAAAAAAGATGCATTTTTAAAGATGATTTTAGACACTGTACAATCAGGTGAACATATGTATTTGATTGATTCAATTAACGCCCAACTTTTAAAATCTGATGTGAATTTATTTAAATTTAATGGTTATGTAAAATGTATAAATGATATTAGGAGTTATAGAGAATTTAGTAGAGACATATTAAGAGAAGAAGTTTCTGATGAGATATTTAGAAATCCTAATGGGTTAATATATACTAAGATTAAAGATGAAGCTCCTACTTATTTTTCCAATGATTCCAAGGTAGAAAACAGCATTATTTCATCGGGATGCCTAATAGAAGGAACAGTAAAAAATTCCATAATATCGAGAAAGGTTAAGATAGCAAAAGGTGCTGTTGTAGAAAACAGTATAGTTATGCAAAATTGTATAATTGAAGAAAATGCTTATGTTAGCAATATGATAAGTGATAAAAGTGTTACGATTACAAGTTCTAGAAAACTTATTGGTGATTTTAATATGCCTGTTATAATAAAAAAAGGGGGTATAGTTTAGATGAAAATTTTATTTTGTGCAGCTGAATGCTATCCTTTTGTAAAAGTTGGTGGATTAGGTGATGTAGTTTACTCCCTCCCAAAGGCACTTGTAGAAAAAGGTCAGGAATGTTCCGTTATACTTCCTTTGTATGAAAGAATAAGACAAGATAATAGAGACTTAGAACTTATAGATGAATTTTATATTTCTCTCGGATATAGACATCAATATGTTGGAGTATTGAAAAAGGTGATGGATGGTATAAATTTTTACTTTATAGATAATAAACAGTATTTTGATAGAAATACTGTTTATGGAGAGCCGGATGACGGAGAGAGATTTACTTTCTTTTCAAAAGCTGTTATAGAAACAATTATAAGACATTTCAGAGATTATGATGTGCTTCATGCACATGACTGGCAGACTGCTATGACTATTCCATTAGTTAGAGAATATAATATTCAACTAAAAACGGTATTTACTATTCACAATTTAAGATTTCAGGGCGTGTATCCTTTTAGCATGGTATTTGATATGCTGGGACTTCCTCCATACTACGCTACTGAAGAAAAGATGTTGTATTTTGGAAATGCAAATTATTTAAAAGCTGCTATAGTTTTCGCTGATAAAGTTACTACTGTAAGTCCAACGTACCTTGAAGAAATAAAAAATGAATATTATGGTGAAGGTCTTCATGGACTTATAAAACAATATGAGTATAAGATGGTGGGCATATTAAATGGAATTGACTTTGATACATTTAATCCTGAGAAAGATAAGTTTTTATCTTTTGAGTACAATAAGAAAGATATAGAAGGGAAATATAAAAATAAAATAGCATTTCAAAAGGAAATGGATCTTCCGCAAAATGAAAATATTCCTATTATAGGTATGGTTTCAAGACTTACAAATCAAAAAGGACTTGACCTTGTAAATGCAGTAATTGATGAAATACTCTCAATGAATGTGCAATTTATAGTTTTGGGCACAGGCGATAATATGTATGAAAATAACTTTAGGGGAAAAGAATATGCTTATAGAGATAAGATGAGAGCCATTATAAAATACGATGACTATTTTGCTTCTAAAGTTTATGCATCAAGTGACCTTTATCTGATGCCTTCACAATTTGAACCATGTGGTTTATCTCAGATGATAGCGATGAGATACGGTTCACTTCCTGTAGTCAGAGAAACAGGAGGTCTAAATGATACTGTGAAAGCATACAATATGTATACCAAGGAAGGTAATGGATTTACTTTCAAAAACTATAATGCACATGAAATGCTTTTTACCCTTCAAAAGGCTGTAGGACTATACTATGATAATAGAGTAGATTTCAATAAACTTATAGAGTCAGCTATGAATGAGGATTTCAGTTGGGATAAACCGGGAGAAGAATATATACGATTGTATGAAAGTATATTGTAATAATTATTGCAGAAAAAAAGCGGTTAGACTTTTCATAACTAAGCAAATTATAGTTGCAGAAAAAATTGTTTAAAAAATTATTTTATACTAATATCTATTTAATCTATGGATAATTTTCATCAATAGTTTTTTTAATAGTATATGATTTATCACTTTATTATAAATGTACTGAAAACACTTTATCCATCATTCTATTAGATTTTAGTATTATTTGCACTATTAAGGAAGACTATAAAATAACCCTTGAGAATTCAAGGGTTATTTTATGCTAATCAACGTTTATAATGTCATATACTTAGATTTACTGAAATATTATTTTTTTGGTTTTCAACAACCGTACTTACACTAAAAACCTATCAAAAAGCCATGTGGTTCCAGTTCAGTAAAATTATTGATAATCAGAAAAACATGTAATTTAGTAAAATAGAATTCTTGGCATTATAAATGGTGATTAGTATTAATATATTTTTAAGATTATTTAATTGGTTTTTAGTACTATATGAAAATTTTATTAACCAAGAGTAG